ATTCCTCTAGACCGTCTTCTTTCGACGTATCAAACTCGAATAGTTTTGAGAGTTCCGGCATCCCTGCATCGGTTAGCTTTTTGTATCTAAGCTCCCGCTGCTCTTTTGCCGCTAACTGTTGTTTTAACTCCTGTAGCTGCTCCTCCGCTGTTTTTTCCTTTTGGCTTTTCTGTTCCAGCTTCTCTTGAAACTCATTGAGCTTGGACGTCAGCTCTTTGACTTTCTTATCTGATCCAGCCTGTGCCCTTTTGATAGCCTCGTACTCTTCTTTTGAGACTACATCGCGATCGGTAGTCTCTTCCTGCTCAGTTTGAACCTCTTCAGTTTCAACCTGTTCTTCGTCGCTCATAATAACTCCCATTAAAAAGGACCGCCCGAAGGCGGCCCCAAGTTTTTTAAATACCTACAACGTAGGTTATACTTCTCCTATTTGTGTTTGTACCGTGCTTTTAGGTTTCGGCTTTTCTTTCGCCTTCTCAAGCGCGGCCACCTTTTCTTTTAGTTCCTTTATTTCCTTTTCTGCTAACTCAAGCCTTGTCATGATACCCCCTTAGCTTTCGCCCATTCGCTATATGTTTTATACGGAATAACCTCCCGCTGTCCTTTATCTCCGGCCCTCCGTGTGGCGGGTGCCTCTCCGGTCTGCATCCGCACCCTGCACCGACAATTAATGTCAAATGACGGGACCCCGCTTTGTACCGGCCCGGCTATCCATCCCACATCGGGAGAATAGAACATCATCTCGCCGTTGTGTTCTTTCGCTTCCTTGCCATCCATCCTTCCATGTTCCGGCCGTGTCCGTGAGTCGAGGGAAGCATCCCATATCTCTTTTATCTCGATGCCCTTTTCCCGCACCGTTTCGGCCTGCTTCTGCTGCCCCCGTACCGCGGCCCGCTGTCCTTCTGTCCGCACTATCCGCAATGCATCATTCGTTGTGCCGTTTATTGCACCACGTATTGTCCGTGCCATCTGCGGGTAACTATCTCCGCGGATGATGCCCTGCTTGATAGCGCGCCGTACCCGCTGTCTGCCCAAAAACTTCAACCGGTCCTTCGCTATTTTTTCAAGCGGGTTTTTCACCGCCTCTTGTACCGTTTCTTTCCGTAATAGCGCAAAGTCGATATCAAAGTTTATCTCTTTGCTTACCGCATACATGTAACGGTTAAACGCTTCCGAATACGCCGTTATCTGCGTTGCCATGAGCACCCTATCACTACGGTTTAACGCACCGTTTAACTTCTCTACGACAGCCGCCTCGAGCTTGCCTAGCCGGTTGTACTTATTCATTATCTCTTGTGTAAGCGCGCCCTCCTTTGCGTACCGCTCAAACGTGTTACTCAGCTCTTCACGTATTTCTTTCAAAGCCTTTTTAAACGCATCTACCGTCTGCTTCTCTCCCCTGTTAAGTACTCGGTCGAGCTGCTTCCAAATTCGTTTCTCGTCCAAATACGTCCTCCTCTTCCTCGACCTTTTCTATCTCTGCCTGCGCGTCACTCACAAACGGTACATACTCGTTTATTAGCGTCTCTTTCGTCACGATACCCATAAGTAGGTTTATTATCTCCGCGTTCTCCTTCATGTTCTGCGGCTTGTTGCGCTGAAAGTGTATGTCTATTTCTGACTCGTCTCCTAAGTCTCCTTTGGTTTTTCGCAGGATGGTATTTATCAGCTGCATTCGCCGCCGGAGACCTTCTCGGAATAACTGTTCTTTTGTCGCCGCAACAAATTCAAAGTCGTATAACAGCTTATCTATTGCCACACCCGACAACTGCCCGCCGGTTGCATCCTCAATAAAGTTTGGTACGTGACTCTGTTTGTGTATTTCCCGCCGGTAGTACTCGGATAAATATTGAAAATATCCGTGCGGAATGTCTTTCGTAAGTATCTCAACCGCCGCGTCTTCACTCACGTTATCGAATACCCTTACTTCTTTTATCTTCTTCGCATCCTGCGCTGATAAAGATATATTTTTAAGCACCATGTATGCATTACTAAACCTGTCCACTTCATTCATACAGTCTGTGGCCAGGGCATCATAGGCATCTATCAGATAGAGTACCGGTTCAAAGTCGCCGACCATTTCTTCATTGTTCTTGTACACATTTACCGGCACCGTTTCATATTCATGTGGTACCTCTTCGACAAAGGATGGTTTGTCCCGCTCACTCTTAAAGTCAATATCATTCTTAAGCCTTTTCTTTTTTACCCAGTGCTCAATAACGTTTGGATAATATACATAAATATGTATCGTCTCTTGTATCTCATAAAAATAGATAAACGCTTTTAGCTCCGGCTCTATCTTGTAATCATATATCGGTATTCCCTTGTCGGCAGATAGCTTAGAGAACATCGGCTGCGTACCCTCGGTGTAGTGAATCTCGTATCCAACCCCCTGCACGCTGGTCTGCTCTCCGATGCTCGCGGTTTTTGTCGGCTCTAAGTTTGTTTCAAACACCCCATTCAATGCTTCCATATAACTGTCGTTATCCGATGAGTATGTTATCAGACCCGGTTTGTATAGGTACCCCGATACCGTCTTGATAATCTTCCGTGCATACGGTACAGATACAATCCAGTTCGGCTCCCGGTTTTTATCCTTCTTGCGCTCAAGTATCTTAACGTTCTTTCCCTGATAATAGGCAATATTCCGTGCGTACCGGTCCCGGTCAAACTTCTCTAACGCCTCTTGTATTTGGCTTGCACTCAGTCTGTCTGTAAACTCTATTTGCATCCTATAGTCCTAAATAACTAGCGGGTACATTTGCCACCCGGCCAGTACCCCTGTCAAGTTTCATTACCATGTACCGTAATGCATCCATGGCATGATCAAACTCTTTTACCGGCTCTTCTTTTTCATTCACACCATCTTTGCTCTCCGCCCACCGGTAGGCTTGCATCTCTTTTATCAGGTTTTCACACCGCGGATGGATGAACAGCCGCGGCCGTCCGTCTCCCTGCGTAACAAGTCGCGCCTTCACTTTCTGTATCCCCTCGATAACGTCTTTCTTTGCGTTTATCGTCGGTATTCCGTACTTCCGCAGCTCCGCGTTATCCTGCGCGTCATGGTCAGCTACGGTCCAGGAAAAGTTGCCTTCCCGCTGTTTTATCTTTTCCGCATGATGTTTGATGAGCCGTTTACTCTCGTAATGCTCATCGTATATATATAACCGCCCGTCCTCATCGACGGCCCCGAACAAACACACAAACGGGTTGGTATATCCCCAGTCTATCGCCCGTACTAAGGACCACCCCTCGGGGACCACAAAATCAGTAACATGACGAGAAAGACTAAACTCGCTATATACAAGCCCTTCAAACAGTGTAAACTCACCATCTAACTCCTGCCGTGCAAACTCTCCAGTATATGCCGCTTCTAAATCTCTTATATAATCTTCCGGGAGATAGATATTCTCTCTTGTCGCAGACTGATACATTTTATAGTTACCATCTGCGCTTTCCCCGAAGTACCTGTATACCCAGTTAAACCCCGCCGGTGTTGTCGTGACCCAGCCTTTCGGCACACCTACCCGTAACCGGCCAATAACTATTTCCCATATCTTACCCCGCATGAGCGCAGCTTCGTCTAAGTACACCCATGACAAGTTAGGCCCCCGAAGCCGCTCCGGTTTCTCCGCCGACCGAAACAGTATCACCGTGCCGTTAACAAATATCTTGTTTTCGGCCTTATTGAATACATACGTGACACCCGTTGTATCGAGCAGGTTTAGAAACTCGGTTTGTGTTACGTCTCTCAGCATCGGGAATGTAGGCGCAACTATCATCCCCGGCCTGCCCTTATACACACCCTCGATGTACGCTTTTACGCACCCGGCAAATGTCTTTCCGCTTCCTATTCCTCCGATAAACGCCGTGTATTTATACGGACTATTGAGAAACTCTTGTTGCTTTGGTAAGAAGTCAAACGACACACTACTCAGGCTCCTCTATTCCGTTAAATATCACCGTCGGCATTGTACCCTCTACTTCGTGCTTTTCTTTCGGCTTGCCATCAACACGGTCATAGATGTACTTCAGTGCCGCAAGGTCTTCTTTTTCCATTGCTATCGAGAGTAGTTTTTCCGCGATAGCATCCTTATCTATTTTACTTTTGAGTATCTCGGTTAATGACTCTTCTTTCGGCGGCCGTCCGTCCGGGTTACCACTTTCCCCTTTAACAAACCGCCCGTTCTCATCTCTCATTTCCTGTTTCCTTCCTGTATATCAGGCATAAAAAAAGCCGAAGCGCTCAAAAAAAGCAACTCCGGCTAGGAGGAAGAATGAATGCCCGGTTTGTGAGGTATACCGGAAACCTGCTATAAAAAAAACCCACAGTACTTATTCGCCGATAAGGTTACTTACCGCTGTGGTTTATTCCTTTTTACTATTATATTTTTCCCATTTAGCAATTATAGCATTAAGCGTTTCCATCCATTCAGGCGTCCCCCCAAACCCGCGAAGTCTGTACCATGTGCTTAAATCCACTTTGCTTCTGCCCCAATCGCCGCGTTTTTCATCAATTACCGAAAAATTCCCAACAGCTTTATTCGTCGGTTGCCGATTTCGCGCTCTCTCAACAAGCCCGCCCCTAGATACGTTATAATACATCTCATAAAACCTTATTTTCTTTCCCGGCGTCGCCCCAATTGGATTGCCAACCCTATAACCGGAATTAACAAACTTTTGTACAACCTTTTCTTGTACCCCTTTGTCTAAAGATTCAAACCCTTCATATATGTTGTACCACTCTAAACATTCAAAAGCCTTTTTTTTTATATCCTCTTCCTGCCCCTCATAGTATTGCCAATCTATTGTTGTATGCTTAGAATCAACATATTTATTGGCATATACATGAATGGCGCGTTTCGGCGGCGGCTTTGCGTCTTCCCCCGTTACACTTATACCGTTACAAATTTCATTCTTTTTTTTTGTAACATGATACCTCTTAAGATTATAGGCTGTTACTATAGCCTTCCTTCCCTGCTCTTCATAATATTCTACGGTTTTCCCCGCATCGTGCTGTGATATTCTTAGCCACGCATCTTGTATGTATTCCTCTTGGTCCTCTATTCGTTTTGAATATCGCCTTGCATGTTTTGCCAATTCGTTATTTAGACAACTATTTTTCATCAATTCTGCAACTTCCGCCCCGTCCATAAAACCTCCTTGCAATAAAAAAAGGCTACCTATCTCAACCCGGTCGAAATCGACCAGTTTCATGAGATAAGTAGCCTCCTCCGGTTTAGCCTTTCGGTCGGCTTACTTAACTAACTTGCGTTCCTTTGTTTCTACTTTGACGACATCGCCATTATGTATAATGACGTTTACCTCGCCAAACTTTATAGACTGTATTGCGCGCTTCACCCATTCAATACACTCTTTCGTCACCTATTCCCCCCTAGTGACTCCACCCATACTATTGCTTAACTTATACGGCATCCTCACCCCCGCAGTCATCATGATAGTCTAAAAAAATATCACACCAATGGTCATACAGCGGCCATAACGCGCGCATGTGGTCGTTGTCGCTTTCTCCGTACATCCCTTGCAGGTAACAATATATCTCTGCGTCGTGGAAACCTTGCGCACGCAGGGTGTTTACATTCTTATGGAACCCCTGCATCACAATATCCCGCATCGTATCATCTTCTAGTGTTTCCTCTATCCAACTCATATCATATCCCCCACATAGTCATAGACTTTTTGTATAGCTTGCTTAACAGAAAGCAATGAAGTATCAACTACTACATCCGCCGCCGGTTGCTCATATGGTGCAGATACCCCGGTAAGGTCGGTTATCTCCCCGGCCGCAGCTTTCTTGTACAGCCCTTTCGGGTCCCGTTTTTTACACTCTTCAACCGGGCAGGATACGTGTACAAGCACAAACTTACCATCGGGAAATAACGACCGTACATACTCTCGGTCCTCCGCATACGGTGAAATAAAGCTGCAAAGTACCACATGCCCGTAGTCGAATAATAGCTTCGCCATCCTCCCGGCCCGCCGCACATTTGTCTTCCGGTCCCCTGGACTAAACCCCAAGTCATGCCATACATTTCTTAACCGGTCCCCGTCGAGACCGACTACCGAGACCGCCTCCCAAAACAACTTACTTTCAAGTCCTTCTGCTATCGTGGTCTTACCGGCCCCCGACAACCCGGTAAACCATACACACAATGCTTTGTGGTAGTTAAGCTCTTCATATTCTTCACGCGTCATAGAGCTTTACCCCCTCTTCTTCTAAAACCCCGTTAGGGATATAGTTATACCCAAACTTATTTACAAGCGGTGCTTCAAGCTCCATCAGCTTTTCTGCCTGGTCCGGCCGGTACTTTGCCATTGCTTTAAACTCTCTGCTCCCCTCGTTAACCCGCTCTGGCCAACGAGTAATAACTTCTTTTTCATACATCCATAGAAACTTTTCTAAATCTTCTTGAATGTTTTCTATTTTCCCAGCAAATGAACTTTCAGATAGATATACATCAAAAACAACAGTACAAATTCCAAACTGTATCTGTGGTGTCATTTCGGTAAAGCTAATAAGATTACCTATCCATTCCTGAAAGTTTTTTGAGTAAGTAGCCTCGTCTAAAATACACCCGGTGCTGCCATCCTCTTGCTGTCCTATTCTCCATCCTTTTAACATCCTTTCTATCCAATAATCTTGATACCATGTTAACGGGTGTTGAATAAAAACGGCACGTTTATTTATTGTGTTTTGATATTTTTCATCTTCATACGGAATACATTTATTACTGTGTCCGCTATGTATTAAATTCTGAAACCCAATACAGGGTTGATTAACTGTTTTTAAATAATTTATTTGATTACCGTCTAATACTGTTTTAATAAATTCCTCGCCAACAACATCAAAAATAAAACTGTATTTTAATACAAACCCCATGATTACACCTCCTCTATGCAATTATCCGGTATATATGTATATCCGTATCCGGTAATAATATCCTTTTCTATTTCGAGTATTTTTGTTGCTTGATTCCTCGTGTATCTTGCTTGTGCTTTAAATTCGGCATTCCCTTTGTTAATAATAGATATCGTATTTTCCAGCTTTTTATTTTCGTACAATAACAAAAACCCTTCTAAATCAGCTTCTAAACTTTCCATCCTCCCAATATGATTGCACTCGTCTATATACACTTGAAAAGCCTCCGAAAGACAACCATGTGGAAAGTTTGCTATTACGTTATCAATAAAAGTTTTAAAATCATTAGAATGAGCTTTTACATCTAAAATACAAGGCCCGCTTCCATCATGATTCGGATCAATACGCCATGCAAGAATGGGATCACCGCCGGGCTGTGTGTGCATTACTCGAAATGCCCAATAGCTCTGATACCATGTGAGCGGATGTCGTAAAAATACAAGTCTATTTTTTCTATTCCTATAATTTACATCATCATATGGTATACAATGGCTGCATCGTTTTTTATTTATCAACTGCTGCGCGCCAGTACATTCTATACCAAAATCCGAACGTTTATATTTTATATCATTTACATCTAATAACGCTCTTACATGTGTACCTCCAGTTTTGGGAATGTGGAGAATATAACTATGCTCTAATGCCAATCCCATTATAGCCACTCCTCCGGGCGCAGAGCCCTATCATCTATATATATATCTGCTCTCGGTTTTACTACCACTTCACCAAATTCTAGTCCCTGTTTCGCACACCATTCTAAGGCGTCCTTTAAATTTTTACCCGAACGTGAAGTAAACAGCATTATCTTAGCACCGTCTTTTTGAAAAAACTTTATTTTTTTTATTAGTTCTCTGTTCGGATCGCCAATCTCCGGGTAGTCCGGCGTAAAAGCCAACGTATTATCAAAATCAACTGCTATAATCATAATTCCCCTCCATGAATTTTTTTATTTCATATTCTAATTTATGCCAGTCGCCTTCACTATCTAACTGCTCACTAAATGCCTGTTCATAAAAATACACCGGCTCATAATGCCATGGCGCAGGAATGGTACGTATTTTTTTTACACTAGAACAATTCGCACATCCGTTTGTAACATACAATCCTTTTCTTTCTTGACGCGGCAGTCTCCGCTGATCCGCATTTAAACATCCGTTTTCATCCCAAAAATATCTATGCGTTATTCCTGCGGTAATTACTGCATTGTATTTATTTGTATCTATTTCCTGCCATAATTGACAAATCTTTTTAGCATCCCGTTTCGTAAGATATGGCGAGGTTGGATGAGAAAGTAAAAGAATATCATCGTTTTCTAAATCTTGTTTTTCAACAAACTCTTGTACAACTTCAATAGTAGTCGCCTCATCCCGCCCCGTTCGATGTCCGCGAATAAATACATTCGCGCCTGCATCAATCGCCGCATCCCGTATCTCTTCATCATCTGTGCTTACATACGTTTCTACTTCCGCATCTAATAACGCTAGCGTATTCCACAAGAATAACGGCTTACCTAAAAACGACCGCATGTTTTTTCTCGGTATCTCTTTACTTCCGCCACGCGCCGGTACCAACCCTATTACAGACATTCAGCACTCCTTAAAGCTTCCCATTCTTTATTCATTTTTAACAACTCCTTTAGTCCATCTATTCGTATCGCGTACACTCGTGGTTGTGGCCACGTTGTTTTATCTAATACAAAATGTTTCTCGTATATCTCCGGCTTGAAACGGTGAAAAAGCTCTAAGTTGTCGGTGTGGTCTGATATCCCGGCCATTAAGTATTCATCTTTGAAACTATCGTAGTCTGCGTTATCCGCCGGGTACTTACTCACACAGCACATCACTTTAAAGCCCTTTTTAACGTACTTTTCGAATAAGGTATTATCCGATACGCTTATCACCGAGCCGTGAAAAGTTGCATCTAAGCTCCGCCGTAAAAAGCTCTGGTTTGCTATTTTAATAAATGGGATATCATATCCCAAAAGAAACATATAGCTGTCAAAGTCAAAGTAACTCGCAGTCGTCCTGAAGCCCAACTCGTCCGCATACTGATACGCCCATTCAAATAGCTCACGCCGCATCGCCGTCTTGCCGTCCATCGCTACAAAAAGCTGCCACTTTAAAGTACACACCCGGTCAACGTCTACTTCCGCGACCGCATCTATCGTGTCTTTGATGTAGTCCTTTTTGTTTTGACAAACACTTCCATTTCCTAAGTCAAGTATTATCATGCCGTCCCCCGTCAACTAAAATAAATATCGTGATGAATAACAGCAGCCCTATCGAAAAGCCTATAAAGATACTCATTATCTAAACCTCTCCAATATAATATTTAGCAATCTTGAGTGCTCCCTCATGTTTTTTATTCAAAATATCCACATACTCATCATAGCTAATAAACTCTTTCTTTCCGCATTCGATGCATGTTTTTGTAAATATACCCGCTACTATTTTAAGATTCCAATCGGGATGTGAACATTCTAGTCTCTTTAAACGCTTTTCTATTTCTTTTCTCCATCTAATCATTTCACCACCTCCAACTTCCCTACCTCTATCTTCTGCTCGCTCGCCCGCTCTTTGCTCTGTACATTCTCCACATACAAGCAGTCGTCTCGTAACATGATGTCAAACTCTGTGTGATACCACCTGCCGGACGATGGTTTAACAAAAGGTAGACAGTACTCTTTCTCCACGCCGTCTTGTTTTTTAAACTTAAACGTTAAGTCCATTACGCCTCCATATCTACAAACCGCATAAACTGTCTGTTAAAACCGATGACCGTATCGCCGGTTTCCCCGTTTCTGTTTTTTAAAATATTTGCTTCCGTCCTTGCTACAATGCTTTCATCTGACCTGTCGCGGTGAAGTAAGATAACTACGTCCGCATCCTCTTCCAGCGCGCCCGACTCTTTAAGCTCTGATAAACTCGGTTTTTTGCCTTCTGCTAGCCGGTTTAGTTGTGCAAGTACAATGATGGGTATGTTTAGCTCACGCGCAAGCTCTTTTATCGCCTTGCTCGTTTTTGATATCTGCTCATGCCTGGGTACGTCATAGTCATTTTTTATAAGCCCGATATAGTCGAGTACTAAAAGCTCGATATGCTCTTTCATCTTCATCCGCCGCGCCTTTGCTTTAATATCAACCATGCTTGCAGATGGTTTGTCATAAAAAAACAGCCGTGAGTTATAAATATACTCGCCGGCTAAATGTATGTTGTTGAAGTCGTCTTGACTCATAAACCCGGTTTTTATTTTGTGTGAGTTGATATTCCCAAACATCGAAAACAACCTTTCCATCAACTGCCCTTCACTTTGCTCTAAGCTGAAAAAACCGACCGGAACCCGTGAAGCCGCATTACCCGCTATCGTTAAACCAAATGCAGTCTTTCCGATAGATGCCCGCGCCCCGACTACAATAACCTCAGATGGTTGAAACCCGTTTAACACTTTATCTATCGCACCAAGACCAGATGGTATCCCGGTATACTCACCTTGTTGCTTATATCGTGCTTCCAGCCGCTCAATAGCCGGATGTATCAAGTCTTTCGCAGCCACATAGTCAACACCCACATTTTCCGATATGCCTAGCATCCCGGTTTCCGCGTCATGAAGGATATCATCTGCATCTTTTCCCCGGTCTTTTACCGTCTCTGCATACGTCAAACACAGCACCCGAAGCTGCCGTCGAATAGATAAGTCTTTAACTTTTTGCGCATAGAATACAGCATTTGCCGAAACGCCGTTATCAGACATCGTGGTAAAGTACGAAGCAGGTATATCTAACTTCCGCGCCTGCACTGCATCAAACACCAGGTTGTAGTCAAGCGTACCGTTTTTATCTATCAGCTCGCCGATGATGTTATATAAGTTTTGATTTACCCTTTCAGAAAAGTCGTTAACACAAAGTATCTGCGAAACGTCGTAAAACATATCGGGATGATGAATAAGCGCGCCAAGTACCAACCGCTCCATATTCCGGTCATAAAGCTCTTGCACGTTTACTCTCCTCACTCTCGTATAAACACTCATGACAGCTGTATCCATTCCACGGTTTACCGCAACTCGGACATATCTTTTTCTTTTTCAGTTTAACCGCCTTTCCATCCTTCTCATCTTTTTTTATCCAGTTTAAAGCCGTGCGGTAGTGAGATGAGTATGTTTTATTTTTATCCGCTTGATACTGGCTCATGCGGTGAAGAAGTGAGTCAACGTACTTTTTTTCATACTGGTCTGTAAGTTTGGTATATTCTTCTTTGGTTAATAAGATATCCGGCGCATACTCTTCCTTTTCTTCTTCCTCTTCTTCTTCTTCTTCTTGTAGGGTATTAATACCCTTACAATACCCTTTCAATACCCTTTCATAGAGACCATAGTTTTTAAGCATGTGTATGTATTTTCTGTGTGGTGGGCAACTTTCTTTTAACTCACCATATTGAAATTCACAGTAGTCAACAACAAACCATTTACCGTCAGCTAATACTTCTATGTTGCTGTTACACTTTTCTTTAAACTTATCCCAGTCAAGTTGTGTTCCTATGATAAACTCAGCAAGTCTAAAATTCGGTGTCCAAACACCAACAGCATCACATTTTGTGGTTATGTAGCACCATGCAAGTTTTTCCGATGGTGTTAGTTCCATATACCATGGCTTTTCCCAAAGTTCACTATCGATAAAGCGTTTACTCATATTTCAAAAACCGCCTCCCAGTTTTATTATCTCAAACTAAATTCATTTTGTCCCGTAACTGTCTACTTTTTCCTCCAACTCAATAACCATCCGCGGCCGCTCTTCCTGGTTCTCTTCCGCCCATTTCTTTAAAGCGTACACCTCTAGTCCGCTGTCCGGCGTTATGAGTAGCACTCCGTTCTGGTCTATAGTTACTTGCATTGCTTACTCCTCCAATAGCTCTTTTAACCGCCAACACGGGTCAAACATATCGCAATGCTCACAGTACGATTCACAGATATCTGGCAAGAACGCGAATAATGTAAGCGACCAGCATCCCAAAGCACCATGCAATGCCTCCGGATATTTACACCACTCAGGTTGTTTATAGTTCTTTCCAACCTCTCCCCATGTGGTGTCAGCCTCCAATAATTTGTTTAGCTCATCATTTGTTATTGTGTGCCAATAGTTATACATTCGTCCTCCCGCACCGCTTACACGTATACACGATGCCGTCTTGTTTGGTCCACATAGCCATTAACTCACCGCCGCATGAGCAGGTTTTCATAGCTCTCCCTTATCCGGTTCTTGGCGGATATTAGTGCGTAGAACATCTACCGTTCCACCGTATACCCATCCCTGTAAATCCCCCGGTGCCTTTCCCTCACACCATGCAGGCTCCTCTCTCCACCACTCCATCAACCCATCCGCATCAATGCTCCACCATGTAGCGTATTCGATACGTGCACCGATGGTTGCGGCGAGTATCTCCGCAGGTAAGCGATGCCACTCAAAATCATTCCGCACTTCTTCGATATCTTCACTATCCCATTCGTAGTGAATATGTTCTCCGTCTACATGTACAAGTTCTTTAGCAAAAAACCGTTCCGGCTCTTCTTCTTCGAGCACATCGACGATTTCTTTAGCAACTGCCGAGAATGGTCTCTGAAAATTTCCGCCGTAAAAATCAGATATTATCTTTCTTACCTTTTCTGTCTTTGCATCTCGTGTCATGATTCCTCCTCCGCGGCTTTGATTGTTTTACTAACCAAGAAAAGAGTTCCTCCAAACCGTATTGGATCGATAACCTGCTCGGCTTCTTTTAACGCCTCAAGCATTTGCTTCTTCACCGGGTCGGTTCGCTCATTCCATCCTTCTAAAACAGCCGACAATGGGTTATCAGCTTGCCCAAAATATGATGCATTGCAATTTTCGCACTGTACCATCCCTTCTGTTACTTCGATATCTTCACTACCACAAAATGGGCATGGTTTTAACTTCATCATTCCTCCTCCTATAGGGCTTGTTCTATCTCATCAGTTAAGTCAGGCTCAATGGCGCGCATCTCTAGCTCGTCCCATGCTCTCCGTAACAATTCTTCCAGCCGATCACGCTCTCTAACTATCGCTGTTACCGTCTCATGTGAGTACGGCCGTAAGTTTTCTAGATCATCTTTCAGCTGGGCGTTTTCGGCTTTGAGTTCGTTTCTCTCTCGGCACGTGTTGTCAAGCTCTATCTTGAGTCTTTCTACATCTGTTTCCAACGTCTCTGTATACGTGGTTGAGGTCTTTCCTTGTTCACCTATGTCTCCCCATTGCATCTATCTACCTCCATTCCTCCGCTTCTTTGCGGGTCAGAAAAAAATGTATACCATGGCTACACTCTACACGTGGATCGGGATCATAACTGTCTGGATACACATACTCTCCGATAGTATATGTAGTCGAAGGGCCATGTGTCTCTGCAATCACCGGCTTGTCATCTTGTATCGCCAAAACTTTTGCCGCACTTGCCCGGCATTTACGTCCAACTAGCGATGCTGTTCGCTTTGCCCACGATGGTATGAGGAGATGAACTATCTTGCCGTCTACCTTTTTGTATACCCTTAATTCCCCGTGCTGTGGTATTTGATAGTGTGGCAAGTCGGCACCCTGCAAGTCGGCACCCTGCAAGTTGGCACCCCGCAAGTAGGCACCCCGCAAGTAGGCAACCTGCAAGTAGGCATCCCGCAAGTCGGCATGCTGCAAGTTGGCGCCCTGCAAGTAGGCACCCCGCAAGTAGGCACCCTGCAAGTAGGCACCCTGCAAGTAGGCATCCCGCAAGTTGGCACGCTGCAAGTTGGCACCCCGCAAGTCGGCACCCCGCAAGTCGGCACCCCACAAGTCGGCACCCCGCAAGTCGGCATCCCGCAAGTCGGCGCTCCGTAAGTCGGCACACTTCCCGCCGTTATCGTTTAACCACTTCCAGTGATCGCCCAATATGTTTTTTAGCTTTTCCCCATCCATCTATCTACCTCCTATCAGTTACATATTTATCAAAATCGTATCCTGATCCATCGTCATATAAGGGCACCCCCAAAAGCTCTGCCAATTGTTTCGTATGTCGTCTATGTGCTTCTACATTTTCGCAACACTGACACCCCTCGGAGTACATATAATTTGCAACTGCCTCTCTAATCACTCCTATATATGATTTTCTATTTTTCTCCATAAATCTCTTTTGCTCTCTAAACATTTCCTTTAAAAACATAAACATCTCCCTAAAATAAACCGCATCGGGGCCGCCGGGTTCTTCGATTATCCTCCCCCGATTCAAGCCCCATGCGGTAAAGAGCGGGGGCGGGATTCGAACCCGCGACCATCGGCTTATGAGACCGATAAGCTACCACTGCTCTACCCCACTATTTATTATTTCTTTCAGTGCATCTTTACGCTGCTGTCGAAACTCGTCTTTTGTTATCCCCTCACGCGCACAGTAGTCGACTAGTGTCATGCTCATATCTTCTAAATATGGATAGTCAACTGCTTTTTGTGTGAGCCGGTAAAACCGAGGCGCGTTCTCGTGCGCACATCTATGACACTCCCTACAAAGCAAGATACCATTCTGTACATCCCACCTAAGCACCTTGTGTTTGCGTCTGACGATGTGATGCGCCTGTACATCGTCCTTACCGCACAGCGCGCACCGTCCGTTAAACTGCACGTACACAGCCTGCCGCCACAGCGCATCTAGATAACTTTCAGATACCGACCAGTTCTTTTTCATTCAAAAATATTCCTTTTGTCGCCGCGTACATATGCGCCGCCTCTACTGCTGTTATCATCTCTTTGTTTGTACAGCTGCTTGTCCGGTGCGGGTACAACACATCATCTACTATCGTGTACGGGTACGGGTCGCCGCCGTCCGCTTCTATCTCGCAAGCTAACAGCAGGACCCGCATGTACACTTCGTTTCGGTCCATCGCAAGCTCCCGCGCTATTTGGGTAACATGCGCGTGGAAATGTGTACTAATATCGGTACTGCGCTTTCTGATGTTATACCCGCATTTAGGGCATTTCATAACTTCTTTTCCATCTTGAATATTGTTAATGCTGCCTGAAACATCACCCTGCCATCATCTAACTCTTTATCACTCCACACATGCGGCCAAACACCGGGCAGGTCAACATTTGTGCTGATGTATACATTCATTGCTCCGGTCGGCTCATCATCGTAGTGTAACTCTTGTGAGTAAACGAATGTATTATCTAGCGCCGCAAGCTGCCTACAGTGCGATGCATATGCCATCTTCCCCTTTCCTGGTGTCCCGTCTTTTTTCAACTTCCCTGCCGGATCGGTTGTTTTCCAATCGACAATGTAAATGCCGTCTTCTAACTCGACTATCGCATCTGCCTTACCTGCATAAGTATTGGTTTTAAGTATGATCTCCGCCGCGATGACTCGTTTTACATTTTCATCTATCCAGTCTCGCGCCTGTGTAAATATCCGCCACACATCACTTCGCTGGCCTTT